GTGGCCGGCTGCGCAACCCGGACCAGCTTCGCCGGCCATCCCAGCCGTGGCAGCAAGGCCCATCATGCACTAAGATTTACCCCGGACCACCGGATGGGGTCAGGCCAAGAGTCGGCGGCGCTCGAGGAAACACGTCGTGCCGGCTACCAGCTCGACCTGAACGCCATCACAGCCCGCACCCTCGCGGACAAGGCCGCTATTGCGGCTGCACGGACAATGATCGATCTGCGAGCGCAGAACATCACGGGTATCGAGGCAGAGAAGCGAGCCCAGGAGCAAGCGAACCTCGTCATTGCGCAGGGGGCACAGGAGGCGGCTGACGCGTTGAGGGAGGCGCAGCAAGCCCGCGACACTGCCGGCCTTGCCGGTTACGAACAGCAACTGGCCACAATCAACGCGCGCTACCGCGAACAGATCGAGCTTGCATCTGGGTCGGCCGACGCCATTCGCGATCTTCAACAAGCCCGCATTCTCGAAATCGAGACACTGCAGATCAACACCCGACGCGACCTGTTCGACCGGCAGGAGAGCCAACTCCGCAGCCTGCAGGTCGAGGCTGACCATATCCGGTCGACCAATGACGCCCGGCGTCAGGCGATGATCACGCTGCAGGCTGAAAATGATCTCCGCCAGACTGGTATCGAGCTGAACACAGACTGGGCGAAATCCTACGTTGCCAACGCCAAGGCGCTGTCCGACTACGAAGACAGCATATCCCGCGTCTCGGACGCATGGGGCACAGTTCGCGATGCCGGCGAGGACGCGATCGACGGATTGATGGATGCTCTCAGCGGGGGCGACATCGAAGACGCGATCAAGCAACTGGCGCAGAGCATCAGCCGCGGACTTTTGGACCTGACGATTGGAAATCCTCTGAAGAATGCCCTTCTTGGCACGAACTATGGAACGTGGGACGATCTGATGAATGGTGTCCGTAAGGCGCCGGGTTTGTCCATGCCGGGCCTTCAGTCCGTTGCTACCATGCAGGTGAGCGCGGCCGTGGTAAACGTGTCGGGCGGCATGGGCGGTACGGGGTCTATCCTTGGCGGCGGATCTGCCAATTCGAACTATGCACCGGGCGCGATAGAGAGTTCTGTCCTGCCGCCGTTGAAAAGCGCTGCCGGCGATCTGAATGCCGCGGCGAAGGCAATCCGGACGATCGAGAGTGGATCGGCGGCTGGCAACTATTCGGCCTTGGGCCCACTCACAAAGTCCGGCGATCGAGCCTACGGCGCGTATCAGATGATGGGGAACAACATCCCCTCATGGTCGAAGGCAGCGTTGGGACGACAGGTTTCTACCAACGAGTTTCTGGCGAACCCGAACCTGCAGGATCAGATCTTCGCGCATCGGTTCGGCGGGTACATGGGAAAGTACGGCCCGGAGGGTGCAAGCCGTGCCTGGTTTGCCGGTGAAGGCGGTATGAACCGCATGGGCGCCAGCGACGTGGTCGGCACTTCGGTTGCTGGTTACAACAGCCGCTTCGGGAAGCTCTATCAGCAACACATGGGCGGCGCGACCGACGCATCCTCGGCGATAGCCAAGCAAATGCAGGAGTCCGGCACTCGGCTTGCGGAAGCTTCGAAGACGCTCAGCTCCAGTTCGCAATTCTTTGCCCAGGGCTTCGACATGAACACGAAAGTCATGATCGACGGCATGGAAGGAACGGTCGGTGAGTTCCTGCCGAAGTTTGGCGGGAACCTCGATAAGCTGCTGGAGTCGGTGTCAGGGGGCGTCGGCGGCGGCTTGGGCGGCCTCGGCGGGCTGGTGAGCAGCTTGTTCGGCCTGTCGCCTCGTGCTGCTGCCGCGACTGCGGCCGGAAAGGCGGGATTGTGGTCGACCGGTGGCTACACCGGACCTGGCGGCGTCCATGAGCCTGCCGGCGTCGTCCATCGCGGCGAGGTTGTCTGGTCGCAGCGCGATATTGCGCGCGCCGGTGGCGTTGCAACCGTCGAAGCAATGCGCCTTGGGATGAGAGGGTACGCTTCCGGGGGCCTGGTAGCTGCGCCTTCTTTCGCGGCAATGCCAGCAGTATCGCCGGCTGTTGCCGCTTCTGGACCGGGGGTGCAGATCAATATCGTCAATCAGACCGACGCGGTCATTCGCCAAGAAGAGCGGCAAAACGCGGACGGAACAACGTCGATCGATATCTTCGTCGATCGGCTAGTTTCGCAGAAACTCGGTACACGGGGCACGGAAACGAACAAGGCGCTGCGACAAGGTTACGGCGCGCGTGAGCAGCTCCAGGGGTTTTAGCGATGCCAGTTGACATATGGCCGGCATCACTGCCGCAACGCTTTCAACGCAGCGACTATGCCCAGGGCATGGGGGATGGTCGGCTCAGAACAAGAATGGACGTTGGACCGGCAAAGGTTCGGCGTCGAAGCAGCGCCATGCCGCGGCCATTGGCGGGAAGCATGATCGTAACCTCGGCGCATCTCGCGACGGTCCGACAGTTCGTCGATCAGACGCTTCTGGGCGGATCTCTCCCGTTTGAAATGGCGGACCCGCTGTCAAACGCTCGCATCCTTGTCCGATTGGTGGAGATGCCGACATGGACAGCGATCGGCGGCAAATTCTATCGCCTTTCCCTCTCTCTTGAGGTTTTGCCGTGAGAACCATTTCGCTCACCATGCGCCGGGCGCTGGCCGTGCAAGACAGCGGCGAGGTGGCAGTTGTACTTCTGACGATCAGCCATCCCATGCTGCCCGCCCCGATCCGGGTTTCGTCTGATCCGACGCAGCGGCTGTCCCTTACGCCGGTGCAGTACGGCACCGTAAGCCGGGGCCAGACATATCTGTTCTGTCCGCTGTCGGTATCCCTGCCTGATGATGTTGGTGAGCGGGCTCCGGCTGCGCAAATCCAGATCGAAAACGTCAGCCGGGATCTAATCGCGCTTGCGCGTTCCACTGCAACCAGAGCGACTGTTCGGCTTGAGCTTGTCCTTGCGTCCACGCCGGACACGGTCGAGGTTCCGTTTCCGCAGTTCGATCTTGGCAGCGTTTCCTACACCGCCGACGCGATAACGCTGGAGCTGGCGATAGACAGCATGACGAACTTCAAATACCCCGCCGGCACCTTCGACCCGGCCAGCTTCCCCGCCCTGTTCGGATAGCCCGATGAACCTTAACGACTATATCGGCCTGCCCTTCGCTGAACGGGGGCGGGACCGCAGCGGCTTGGACTGCTGGGGCCTGCTGGCGCTGATCTATCGCGAACAGATCGGCATAGAGCTTCCATCATTCGCAGAGGCCTACACCACGACGCAGGACGGCGAGGCGCTGTCCGATCTCATTGCCGGCAACCTTGGTCCCTGGCGCAGCATCCCGGCTGGAACGGAGCGCGTCGGCGATGGCGTCCTGATGACACTTGCTTGCCAACCGCGCCATGTCGGCATTGTCGCGGCGCCCGGTCGTGTCCTGCACATCGAGCGCGGCATGGGCTCCATCATCGAGCCGTACACCTCGCCCCGTATCATCCGACGCATCGTCGGCTTCTTCCGTCACCGGAGCGCAGCATGACGACACTGGATCGCCTGAAGCAGGAGCTTCACGGCACTATCTACAGTCGCGCCGACACCGTCCGCGTCGTGGTCGGTCTGCACCCGCTGCGCGTCGAGCGGGCCACAGTTGAACTCCTGGCTGGCCTGTCCATCGCCGAGATCGTCGAACAGGCTGGCGTCGAGCTGCACGTAACCGGTTTGGCGAATGGCATCGTCTGCTACATCGGCGGCCATCCCGTGCCACGCGAGAACTGGGGCAGGGTGCGCCCAAAAGCCGGTACGACGATCGTGCTGCAGGTCGTGGCCGAGGCTCCTATATTCGCTGGCATCGGTGCGATCTTTTCGGCCATCTCGGCGGCAGCCGCCGGTGCGTCGGCGTTCCTCGGCGGGCTAGGCATCTTCGGCAAGGTGCTGATGGCCGGACTGGCCTTCGGCGCGCAATACCTCCTGAATGCACTGTTCCCGGTTCGCCCGCCGCAGCAGATTGAGAACGACGGCGCACGGCAATCGCCCGCATACTCCCTGACCGGCAGCCGCAACCAGGCCGCGCCCTTCGAGGCCGTTCCGGTGGTCCTCGGCTCGCATCGTGTGACGCCGCTTTACGCTGCGCCGCCTTTCACGGAGACCGATGGCGTACACCAGTGGCTGCGCTGCCTGTTCGTATGGGGCTACGGCCCGATGCATGTCGGCGACTTCCGCATTGGCGAGACGCCGCTATCGTCGTTCCTGGATGTCGTGACTGAAACAAGGTTCGGATATCCCGGCGAGCCCGGCTTCAACATCTATCCGGGCCAGGTTATCGAAGATCAGCTTGGCATCGAGATCAAGAATTCCGCCGGCTGGATCACGCGCACAACCGCCCCGAACACAAACGAGATCCAGATCGACTTAGCGTTTCCAAAGGGCGTCAACGTTATCAACCTGAAGGACGGCAAGCGGCACAGCTTGGCCCTGTCCTTCGAAGTTCAGTATCGCGCTGTAGGCGCGCCGGCCTGGATCGGTATCCCGCCGCTCTACCTGAATGAGCGCACGGTCGACGTAATCCGCCGCACGGTGCGCATGGGTGCGCTGCCTGCTGGTTCCTATGAGGTGCGGGTGCGCCGCGTCCAAGCGGACTATGACGAGCAGGTCAGCGAGGACTGGCAGTATTCTTCGCAGTCGGTCCTGACCGCGATCCGATCCATGCGTTACGTCACGCCGGTCAACTTCGGCAAGCCGCTGTGCATGACCGCGATCCGCATTAGGGCCTCCGATCAGCTGAATGGTACGCTCGACACGTTCAACGGCGTCTGCACGTCGATCGTTGCTCAACAGGTCAACGGCAACGGCTGGGTAACCAACGGCCAGACACGCAACCCGGCCGACCTCTTCCGTCACGTGCTGCAGGGACCGGCCAACGCGCGTCCCGTGCCTGACAGCCAGATCGACCTGCCAGCGCTCGTCGCGTGGGCGAACTACTGCGCCGCCAATGGCTTCTGGTTCGATAGTGTCCTGACGCAGGCAAAAAGCCCGTACGACACGCTGGCCGATATCGCATCGGCGGGGCGCGCCGCGGTCGTCTTTAAGGACGGCAAGTGGTCGGTCGTATGGGACCAGCAGGAACCGCCTGTGGTGCAGATGTTCACGCCCCGCAACTCGTGGGGTTTCGAGAGCCAGCGCACCTACATGGACATGCCGCATGGCTGGCGCGTCCGGTTCATAAACCGCGACAAGGGCTTTGTGGCGGACGAGCGCATTGTCTATGCCGATGGCTACAACGCCTCCAACGCCACGCGCTTTGAGGGGATCGAGTTCCCCGGCGTAACGGACTCGGACAATGTCTGGCGTCATGGCCGCTTCCACATTGCCCAGCTGCTGCTGCGGCCCGAGACGATCACCATCAATGCCGACTGGGAGAACATCGTCGCAACGCGCGGCGACCGTGTCCGTGTCCAACATGACGTGATGCTGATCGGGCAGGTGTCGGGACGGATCACTGGCAACTCGCCCGGCTTCCTCCACGTCGACGAGGTGGTCACCGTCGAGGCTGGCAAGAGCTACACGCTCCGCTGGCGGGAAGACAACCTTCTGAACTACTCCGTTGTCCTGACGGGCCTTCCTGCCGGGGAATACACGCGCATCCCATGGACGACGCCATTCCCGGCCGTGGGCAACCTCTTCAGCTTCGGCGAGGCCGGCATCGAGACCGCCGTCTATCGTGTTCTGGGCATCGAGCCGAATGCGGACCTAACCGCGCGCATCACCCTGGTAGACGACGCGCCGGCCATCAGCCTTGCTGACCGCGGCTCGATACCACCATTCCAGTCGAACGTGTCGAGGCCCGTTGATCCGTATCTCCTGCCGCCGAAGAACCTCATCGTCAGCCAAGAGGCATATGAAGCGGGCGAGGGGTGGTTTGCGCGGATTCATCTGGACTGGACCGTTCCATCGGCCATATCGGCATCGCCGGCCAGG